GTGGCCATAGGATATACCTTGCACAAATGGTATATAATGCATGGAAAGAATAAGTGAGCACGTATCGTACAAAGAAGGTGTAAAGTCAAACACTGCTACTAGGTTAAACATCGACAATACCCCTGGCTCTTATGAGCTTTCCAATATGGGTATCTTGGCTGACAATCTTTTTGAGCCATTAAGAAAATGGGTAGGCGGCCCAATAAAAATAAATTCATTTTACCGGTCTGAAAATTTGAATCAAGCTATTGGCGGAAGTTCTCGTAGCCAGCATTGCCAGGGTCGTGCGATTGACTTAGATGATACCTTCGGACATAAAACAAATGCAGAGATGTTTGAGCATATTAAAAATAACCTATCTTATGATCAGATAATATGGGAGTTTGGTGATGACACTAATCCTGATTGGGTACATGTTAGCTACGTCTCAGATAGTGAGAATAGAGGACGCGCACTAAGAGCGGTAAAAGAAAACGGTAAAACAACGTATCAAGTAATATGAGTAAGCCAAAGAAGAAATTTGGTCAAACTACGGTAGGGAAGCTGCTCAAAGCTTCTATAGGACTAATTAATCCCACTCTTGGAAGTATTATACAAGGCGACATGTCTGTTGATCAGGTTGTAACCTCAATTAAAAACTCAGACGCACCAGCAGCAGATAAAGTTAGAGCTCAAGAAATGGTCTTAGATGCATATCAAGCAGAGGTAGAGGATAGAGCTTCTGCTAGACAGAGAGAGATTGCAGCCTTGAATGCAGGGTCAAATGATGTTCTTTTTAAAACTGTAGGGTGGGGTATCACCCTTTGTTTTATTGGTGTAATTGCGGGAGCGATAGGGTTGTGGCAAATACCTGAAGAGTCTCAGAGATTATTCGACATGGGATTCGGAGCAGTGGTAGCAGCCTTTACTCAAGTAATAGGATACTACTTTGGATCCTCCGCTGGGAGCAAACAAAAAACTAATTTAATGAACGGCAATGGCGAAAGCAATTAATTTATCAACTTACCAAACTAAATCAAAAGTTAGAAGACCAGGGGTACACTCAAAAACCAAGAGCTCGGTTTTAAAATCTTCTAAGAACTACCGCAAAGCATACCGAGGACAAGGGCGTTAAAATATTTGTATCTTTATATTCAAATTAAATCAAATCTAATGGATATAAGGAAAATTTCTGTAGGGCCAGATTATAAGTCTGGAGCGATGCACTACTTGGTGGGTCAAGAGATTTTAAACGGTAAGTATTTTATACACCTCATACAGCAAGACGCAGACAAGCATTCCATTAAGATATGGATACAGCGTAAAGATGAGATTCTGTTATGGAAAGAGTTTAGTTCTTACGTGCCCGTGTCTATTGAATATAATATTAACTTTTAATGAAATCACCGTTTTACTTTATAGTTGAGCCTGTTGAGGGAAAAAGGTATAACAACACTAAAAGTATGTCAGGGCTAGATTTTATTACTAGCACAAGCGAGGAAGATTTTACCGTCTCTAATCGAAAAGGTATTGTTAAAGAAGTTCCTTTGAAATATCAAGGTCCAATCGAAAAAGGCGATATACTTTTAGTTCACCACAATGTATTTAAATATTACAATGACATGAAAGGCAGACAGCAGAGTGGTAAAAGCTTTTTCCAGGATAATTTATTTTTTATAGATAATGATCAGTTTTTTATGTATAATCATAATAATCAGTGGCATAGCCACGATAGATATTGTTTCGTAAAGCCAATAAAAAAACAAAAGTCATTTATGTTTAAGCGTGGAAATGAAGAGCCGCTAATGGGAGAAATGGTTTATCCAAATGAGTATCTCTTATCTCAAGGAATAAAACCAGGGGCACAAGTTAGTTTTCAGCCTGACAGCGAATATGAGTTTGATGTAGATGGTGAGAAACTTTATCGAATGTATGACCATCAAATAACATTAACCCTATGAGCTCAGAATTACTTAAAGTACAAATTATAGCAGCAGGGCGAAAGGCTGTAGAACAGCTAATTAAAGTCGCCAAAGAAGATATAATAAAGCCTGATCCTGAAGATGAGTTAGCAGCAGATAGATTAAAAAATGCAGCAGCGACAAAAAAACTTGCAATATTCGATGCTTTTGATATATTAAATAAGATAGATGCAGAGCAAGAGAACATAACTATAAATCAAACTAATGGAGGAAAAATCCAATCTAAACAAGGGTTTGCAGAAAGACGATCAAAATAGATTGTTTTATGTAGTAAAAAACCTAGTGCCTAAACTTGTTCTAGGTAATAAAAATAAAGCTAAAACCTGGATTTATGGTTATAGTAAAAAATATGATATGGTGGTCATATCTAAAAATGGCCAAATTGGAGAGATAGTAAATATCAACGGGTTAAATATAGCTCTACCTATACGACCTAACAATATTGTTCAAGAATCTGACATTAAAAGTAAACAGTTTTGGAAAAGAAAAGAGTTGCCCAAAGAGCTAAGCCGCATACAGTCAATATTTCAATGGAACGAAATGGCTAGTGTTTTTAAAAACAAGTGGGTTGATTATATTGAAGAAGAGTTTGATAGAAGAGAAGAAGGGCATTGGTTTTATAATAATGGTAAACCTACCTATATCACAGGATCTCATTATATGTACTTGCAGTGGACTAGCATTGACGTAGGATATCCTGATTTCAGAGAGGCAAATAGAATATTTTTTATTTTTTGGGAAGCATGTAAAGCAGATCCTAGGTGCTTTGGGTTGGTTTATTTAAAAATAAGACGTTCTGGATTCTCATTTATGGGCTCATCAGAGTGTGTAAACACAGGGACTTTGGTTAAAGATTCAAGGGTAGGCATACTATCAAAGACAGGGTCAGATGCCAAAAAAATGTTTACAGATAAAGTCGTGCCTATAGCAAATAGACTACCCTTCTTTTTTAAACCTATTCAAGATGGTATGGACAAACCTAAAACTGAATTAGCTTTCAGAATACCAGCTTCTAAGATTACTAAAAAAAATATGTATGACGCTGTTGATGAAGAGCTGTATGGTCTAGACACCACTATCGACTGGAAGAATACAGATGAAAACTCTTATGACGGTGAAAAGTTACTATTGTTAGTTCATGATGAAAGCGGTAAATGGATAAAACCCAATAATATTCTCAACAATTGGAGAGTAACTAAAACATGTTTAAGATTAGGAAGTAAGATTATAGGTAAATGTATGATGGGCTCAACCTCTAACGCGTTAAGCAAGGGTGGTGATAATTTTAAAAAGCTGTATGAAGATTCAGACATAGAGACGCGTAATCAAAATGGTCAAACAAAAAGCGGGATGTACAGTTTGTTTATTCCTATGGAATGGAACATGGAGGGTTTTATTGATAGATATGGCATGCCAGTATTTCATAGACCTGAATCTAATGTATTAGGAGTTGATGGTGAAATGATTAGTAATGGTGCAGTAGATTATTGGCAAGCAGAAGTTGACTCACTAAGCCAAGATGCAGATGCATTAAATGAATTTTATCGACAATTTCCTAGGACTGAATCTCATGCATTTAGAGATGAAAGCAAAACTTCGTTATTTAATCTAACAAAAATATATCAACAAATTGACTACAATGATTCTTTAATTATAGAGCAGCATGTAACTAGAGGAAAGTTTTATTGGCAAGATGGTGTTAAAGATTCACAAGTTATTTTTTCACCTGACCCGAAAGGCAGATTTAAAGTTTCATGGCTGCCTAATAAAAATATAACTAACAAAAAATATAAAAAGTTTAATCATTACTTCCCTATGAATGAGCACATTGGCGCCTTTGGATGTGATTCATATGATATATCGGGCACAGTAGTAGGACGAGGCTCTAATGGCGCCTTACACGGCTTGACTAAATTTAACATGGAAGAGGCACCGAGTAATGAATTTTTTCTAGAGTACGTGGCTAGACCTCAAACGGCAGAAATATTTTTTGAAGAAGTGCTTATGGCTTGTGTGTTTTACAGTATGCCAATATTAATTGAAAACAATAAACCTCGTTTACTTTATCATTTTAAAAACAGAGGTTATAGGGGCTTTTGTATGAACAGACCTGATAAACATTTTAATAAGCTTTCTAAAACAGAAAAAGAATTAGGAGGTATACCAAATACATCCGAAGATGTGAAGCAATCACATGCTTCAGCTATAGAGTCGTATATTGAAAAGCATATTGGATTGGATTTGTCTGGCGCTTATAGGGATTCAACTTCTATGGGGAGTATGTATTTTACTAGAACCTTAGATGAGTGGGCAAGGTTTGACATAAGCAACAGAACAAAGTTTGATGCTAGTATTAGCTCAGGATTAGCGATAATGGCTAATCAAAAGAACCTATATTTACCCGAACAAAAACAAACCAAAATAAATCTTAACTTTGCAAGATATGCTAACAAAGGAATTTATAGTGAATTAATCAAATAGATGGAAGACGTAAAAATTAATATTTCATCTGTAGGTTTTCCAAGTCAGTTTGTATCGGACTCAGAAAAAGCCACCAAAGAATTTGGATTACAGATAGGACAAGCGATACAATATGAATGGTTTAGAAAAGATTCAAATGGCTGTAGATATTATGGCCAATGGCGTGACTTCAACAGGCTTAGATTATATGCGAGGGGCGAGCAGTCTATTGCAAAATATAAAAATGAGCTAGCGGTTGATGGCGACCTATCTTATTTAAACCTTGATTGGACACCTGTTCCTATATTACCCAAGTTTGTAGATATTGTTGTTAATGGCATGCAAGATCGTCTATTTAAAGTAAAAGCTTATGCTCAAGACGCTCTCTCTCAATCAAAAAGAAGCAAATACCAAGACATGATAGAAGGTCAAATGGCCGCAAAAGATGTCTTATCAGTTGTTCAAGAAAGCACGGGCTTTGATCCATTTATAATGGATCCAGACGAATTACCTTCTAACGATGAGGAGCTATCATTGTACATGAATTTAAACTACAAACCAGCTATAGAGATAGCTGAAGAAGAAGCAATAGATACTCTTTTAGCTGAAAATCATTATCAAGATGTGCGTAAAAGAATAGATTATGATCAAATGGTTATCGGTGTAGGCATGGCAAAGCATGAATTTCTTGCTGGTACTGGGGTTAAAGTTTCTTATGTAGACCCTGCAAACGTTGTCTACAGTTACACTGAAGATCCATTTTTTAAAGATTGTTTTTACTGGGGGGAAATCAAAACTGTCTCACTTACCGAACTAAATAAAATTGACCCATCTCTTACAACAGAAGATTTAGAGCAAATATCTCAATATAGCCAAAGCTGGTATGATTATTTTAATACTGCACAGTATTATGAAAATGATATATTTTATCGTGATACTTGTACATTAATGTATTTTAATTATAAAACCACTAAGAAGATGGTTTATAAGAAAAAAATTAATGACAACGGGACAACAAGAATGATTGAGAAAGATGATCAGTTTAACCCACCAGATGAAATGCTTGAGGAAGGAAACTTTGAAAAAATTGAAAAGACTATTGATGTTTGGTACGATGGTGTAATGGTAATGGGTACTAATATCATTTTAAAATGGGAGCTATCTAAAAACATGGTTCGCCCAAAATCAAGTTCACAGCATGCTTTACCTAATTATGTGGCAGCTGCACCAAGAATGTACAAAGGTGTAATTGAGTCTCTTGTGCGGCGTATGATCCCATTTGCAGATTTGATTCAAATAACTCATTTGAAATTACAGCAAGTAATCGCTAGAGTAGTTCCTGATGGTGTATATATTGATGCTGATGGTTTAAATGAAGTAGATTTAGGAACAGGTGCCGCGTATAATCCAGAAGACGCATTACGGTTATATTTTCAGACTGGTAGTGTGATCGGGAGAAGTTATACTCAAGAAGGAGAGTTTAATCAAGGAAGAGTGCCGATACAACAACTAACAAGTAACTCAGGTGCATCAAAAACTCAAATGCTAATTTCAAATTATAATCATTACCTAGACATGATTAGATCAGTGACTGGTCTTAATGAAGCTCGCGATGGGTCCACTCCTAGTCCTGAAGCTTTGGTAGGCGTACAAAAGCTTGCCGCACTTAATTCCAACACAGCTACCCGCCATATATTAGATGGAAGTCTTTACATATATCGCACGTTAGCTGAAGCGTTAACGTATAGGGTAGCTGATATATTAGAGTATTCAGATTTTAAAGAAGACTTTATAAATAAAATAGGTAAATATAACGTGAGTATACTTAGTGAAATATCTGATCTTTATATTTATGATTTCGGTGTTTTCATAGAGCTATCACCAGATGAGGAGCAAAAAGCTATGCTAGAACAAAACATACAAATGGCTTTATCCAAGGGTGATATAAACTTAGAAGATGCTATTGATGTTAGGGAGATTAAAAATATTAAACTAGCAAATCAACTTTTAAAAGTTAAGAGAAAATCTAAACAAGAGCAAGATCAGCAAAATGAATTGCAAAAACAAGCTATCTTATCTCAGCAACAAGTTAAATCCCAACAAATGGCTGCGCAAGTACAAATGCAAAAAATTGAATTGGAAACCCAGGGTAAGTTAAAGTATAAGCAAGGTGAAATGCAGCTAGAGATTGAGCGTAACAAAGTGGAGGCGCAGCTTAAAAGTCAATTAATGGAGCAAGAGTTTAACTACAACCTTCAGTTAAGACAAATGGATGGGATGACATTATCACAACGAGAACAATCAAGAGAAGATGCCAAAAGTCAAAGGATAAGCCAGCAAAACACTGAGCAGTCAAAACTAATAAACCAAAGGAAAAATAATCTACCACCTCAAAATTTTGAGTCAAATGAAGATAGTTTAGATGGCTTTGACTTGGCTGAGTTTGAGCCTAGATAGGCCTTAAAACGTATAAATATTTTATATAACTTTGTAAAATATAAAATCTAATCTGAATCAAATGGAAATTAAAGTAAGAGAACTAACTGATGTTCAAGAAAAATCAGTTCAAGAAGTCGAGCAAGAACTTTTAAATAAGCATGAAGCTCAACAAGAATTAAAGTTTGACGATACTAAAGGAAAAGAGTCAGAACAAAAACCAGAGCCTCCAGAGGCAGAGGTAAAGACCGAAGAGGCGCAAGATACAGTAAGCGAAGAAAAGCCTGAGCCTACTGAAAAAGAAATAACTTCTCCTGAATTATCAGAAGAAGACGTTCTTTCATTTATTGGAAAAAGATACGGTAAGGAAATTAATTCACTAGATGAATTAACTGCAACACGAGATGAAGCTGAAAAGCTTCCAGAAGATATTGCAGCTTACTTTAAGTATAAAAAAGAAACAGGAAGGAGCATTGAGGATTTTGTAAAGTTACAAAAAGACTATACCGATGTTAATCCTGAGACTTTGGTAAGAGAGTATTTGACAGTTACTGAAGAAGGTTTAGACCCTGAAGACATAGACTCACTAATGGAGGACTATGTATATGACGAGGAACTAGATGACGAATCAGTAATCAAGAAGACTAAATTAGCAAAGAAAAAGATTATTGCTAAAGCGAAAAGATTCTTTAAAGAGCAGCAAGAACAATACAAGTTACCCCTTGAGTCAAGGGAAAACTCGTTCACAAATTCTGAAGAATATCAAGCTTATAAGCAATATGTGAATACGGCTCAAAGTCAGCAGGAAGAAGCTACTCGCAAAAGCGAATGGTTTGTCAAAAAAAGTGATGAATTGTTCAACAGTGAATTTAAAGGTTTTAAGTTCAATTTAGATGAAAGCGATATATACTTTACACCTGGGAGTGCTTCTGAATTAAAAAAAGCTCAAGAGACGCCAATGAATTTTGTAAATAAGTTTATTGACGATAAAGGACTTTTAAATGATCCAGAAGGATACCACAGATCTTTAGCTATAGCTATGAATCCCGACAAGTTTGCTCAGTTTTTTTATGAGCAAGGGAAGTCAAGTGCCACTGAGGATGTAATGCGCAAAACAAAAAACATTAACATGTCTGAGCGTAATATACCAGAGACAGTTGCTAAATCAGGGTTCCAAGTTAAATCAGTTTCATCGCCTTCGAGCAATGGGCTAAAAATTAGAAGTATAAAGAGAACTTAATAATAATTTAAAATTTTATAATCATGGCAGGACAAGTAAAATCCACACCAACTTTTGCGCTTACTCCGAGTTCAGAAAGAACTCCAACAGCTCAAAACTATTTAACCAATGCTGATTTTGATTGGTTAAATCAATATCTACCAGACACTTACGAAAAAGAATTCGAGCGTTATGGTAACAGAACTATCTCTTCATTTCTACGTATGGTAGGAGCAGAGATGCCTACTAACTCTGACCTTATCAAATGGGCAGAACAAGGTAGATTACATACTAAATACACTAGTGTAGGAAGTGGAGGAGCACAAGGTGCAGACCAAGTTACTTTTCAAGTAAATGACGTACTAGATCCAGCAGCTGCTGAACAAGTTATTCGTGTAGGACAAACTGTTGTAGTTGTTCAAAACAACGGATCAGGCTCCAACAAAGCTGTAGTAAGTGCAGTTAATAACGCTGGAGGAGGTAGAGGACAATTCACAGCTGACTTTTATGAAGCTGGAGGATTAGTAACTGCAGGAACAGGAGCAGGTAATGCTGATGTTACAGTGTTTATTTACGGATCAGAATTTAAAAAAGGGACAGCCGGAATGGACGGTTCTCTTGAATCAAATGATTTCATCTTTGACAATAAGCCAATTATCATCAAGGATACTTACAATGTATCTGGATCTGACATGGCTCAAATTGGATGGATTGAAATTACCACTGAAGATGGCGGAACAGGATACCTATGGTATCTAAAATCTGAGCATGAAACACGACTTAGATTTGATGACTATTTAGAAACAGCAATGATCGAAGCTGTACCTGCTGAGCAAAACTCAGGTGCTGCTGCCATTTTGGGTAGCGCTGGTGCTGCGGCTGATCCAGGAGCTGGGTCAGATGGTATTTTCTATGCTGTACAACAAAGAGGTAATATCTGGGACGGTGGAAACCCAACAGTATTAGCTGACTTTGATAATGTAATTAGTCGTTTAGATAAGCAAGGAGCAATTGAAGAAAACGTATTATTCGTTGATCGTCAGTTTGCTTTTGATATTGATGATATGTTAGCTGCCCAAAACTCTTACGGAGCGGGTGGTACTTCATATGGTCTTTTTGACAACGACGAAGAGATGGCGTTAAATTTAGGTTTTTCAGGATTCAGAAGAGGTTATGACTTCTACAAGACTGACTGGAAATACTTAAATGACCCAACTATGAGAGGTGGACTTCCAACTGGAGCAGGATCAGGACGTGTAAACGGACTGCTTGTGCCTGCTGGATCAACTAGTGTTTATGACCAAATCCTTGGTAAAAATGCTAAGAGACCTTTCTTACATGTTAGATATAGAGCTTCTGAAACAGAAGACAGACGTTACAAGACTTGGATTACTGGTTCTGCTGGTGGTGCAAGAACTAGTGATGTGGATAACATGCAAGTTAACTTCTTGTCAGAAAGAGCTGTTTGTACTTTAGGTGCTAACAATTTCTTTATCTTCCAAGAGTAGATAATAAGTGTTTTTTCGGGGGGTCTTAGGATCCCCTTTTTTTATAAAATTTAAATCTAATCAAATGAAAACTACTACTAAATACGTAGATAAAATCTACAAGCTAACGCGCGAGACTGCGCCCCTTTCCTTAATTTTAGCATCAAGACATACACAGAGATTTCCTCTATTGTGGTTTGATGAAGATACTGGAACAAATAAAGCGTTGCGCTATGCACGAAACCAAAACTCTCCATTTCAAGAAGACCAAGACGATAATGCAATATTAGAGCCTATAGTTTTTGAAAATGGGTTTTTAACAGTTCGTAAAGAAAACCAAGTGTTACAAAAATTCTTAGAATACCATCCTGGTAAAGGTCGGGTTTATGTGGAGGTTGACAAAGCTAAAGATGCTGCACAAGTTGTAAAAGACTTAAATGCAGAAGTAGATGCACTAATAGAAGCGCGTCAACTTACTGTAGACCAAGTGGAAAACATTGGTCGAGTATTGTTTCAGCAAGATGTAACAACCGTAACTACTGCAGAGCTTAGAAGAGACATATTAGTATTTGCAAAAAATCAACCTAAAGATTTTTTATTACTATTAAAAGATCCTGCATTAAAGTTAAATGCTGAAATACAATTATTTTTTGATAAAAAGATTTTACAGTTTAGGAATAATAACAAGGAGGTGTGGTTTAATACACCCTCTAATAAAAAGAAAATGTTAAATGTTCCTTATCAAGAGGACCCTATTTATATAATATCTTCATTTTTTCAAAGTGATGAAGGGTTAGAAGCATTAAAGCATTTATCGGCTCTAGCGAAAAATATGTAAATAGTGCGTTTTAATTTTACGTATCTTTGTTTTTTTAACACATAAATTTTTTTATTATGAACAAGTATGCAAGTATCACCGTTGGCGGTGGAGTAGAGCAGTTCTCTGTAAAAGATGTAGCATCTTGCTATTTAGATAGTTCAGATGATATTGTAATCGATTACATTGATGGTTCTCAAAGTAAAATTGCGTCAGGCTCGGCCTTAGTACAAGCAGACGTAGACATCGTATTTGATGGTATTAAAAGTGCTCAACAGGAGAAATGGACTCAAGTATTATACGTTATACCGGCTTTGAGCCAAACGGTAAACGCCTTTACATTCACCTTTTAAATCTTAGAAATTATGAATAAATTTTTAGTAATTGGAAATTATGTTTTTGGAGGCGATGTATTATACGTTGGATTAGTTACAAACAATATTGTTTTGAACTATCGTGATAAGCAAATAACTTTAGCAGGTTCAGGAAATATGACTGCCGCAGACAAAACGGCTATCGAAGCTGCTCTTGTAAGTGTTTGGGGTCAAGGTTATACTAACGCAACCATTGACGTAACTTTAAGTCAAGCGATAACAACGATTTCATAAAACTCGTTTCAGTCGAAAATCTAAGAAGAGGTCATGAAAAATTGACCTCTTTTTTTTTTACTTATCTTTGTGTAAAAGAATAACAATGATAAATTCTGTTAGAAATACTGTCTTAGCGATTATTAATAAAAATAATTACGGATACTTATCTCCTAACGATTTTAACCTTTTCGCTAAACAAGCACAACTAGATTTATTTGATGAATATTTTTTTCAATATAATCAACAGATTAATGAAGAAAATGCTAGATTATCGGGAACTGGATATGCTGATATAAAAAAAGGTTATGAAGAAGTTATAGATTTTTTTTCTGAAACAGCAACTCTAGCACAAACATATACAACATCCACAGCAGTTTCACCATCAGGTCTTGCTAATGTATACACAATGCCTACGAAGGCAACTACAGGAACAGATTATTATTTAATAAACAAGGTTTTAATATACAATACTCTTACAGCAAGTGGTATAAATACAGGAACAGCTGCGGCTAGTGCAGGAAATCAATTAATTGATGCAACAGCTACTTTTACTGCAAGCATGGTCGGAGGAGTTGTGTCTATTGTGTTAAATAACAATGTAGTTACCACAGCATTAATAACAGGATTTGTAGATGCAAACACTTTGAATGTAAACACAACAGCTATAACTTCTACAGGAAAAAATTACAGTATATACTTAAAATCTAATTTAACGGCTGAAGCAGAACTAGTAAATAATAGTAAGATTACTTTATTAAACAATTCCATGCTTACGCAGCCAAACATTACATATCCTGCTTACACGCAAGAAGGTAATAGTATAACTTTAAGCCCATCATTAGTATCTAACATGGGGCAAGTGGTTGCACAATACATAAGGTATCCAAAAGACCCTAAGTGGACTTTTACCACTATATCAAATGGAGATCCAGTATTCGATCAGAGTCAACCTGATTATCAAGACTTTGAATTACCATTAGACGATGGGAATGATCTAGTATCTAAAATATTACAATACGCAGGTATATCAATCAGAGAGGGAGACGTATTTAAATTTGGACAAGTTGAAGAACAGACACAAAATCAAGAACAATAATTATGGCATACATAAATCAGGAAAAATATTACACTAATGATAACATAAACCCCACTAATGAAAATTGGGGTTCTTATCAATATGTAAGTCTCGCAGATATAGTTACAAACTTTTTGTTAATGTACAATGGAAACCACTCTCTTATTAATAACGAGGAAAGGTATAAGATATTGTTTCACGCCAAAAGAGGTGTTCAAGAACTAAATTATGATGCATTCAAAGAAATTAAATCTTTACAGCTTACAGTTTATTCTGATTTAAGATTTGTTTTACCCTCCGATTTTGTTAATTGGGTCCGTGTATCTCTATTTAAAGACAACACTATATTTCCTCTTGTTGAAAACATTCAAGTTCAATCTGCTCTCTCGTATGTGCAATCCGCAACTGCAACGTTTACATATGACGGCAGCGGTAATGTTAATACCAAAACCTCCTCATTAGATACAGCTAGACAAGACGGTGCTCTAAACAGTATCTATCTCAATCAAGCAAGGATGGAGGGAGTGGATATGCCTCCTTTTAATGAAGATTATTACGACACATACATAGGAGCTCGTTATGGACTAAATACTGAAACAGCAAACATGAATCCTACTTTTACTATTGATAAAAAAGCAGGTGTAATAAATTTTGATTCTACTATGGCTAATCAAGAATGTATTTTAGAATACATATCTGATGGTATGGAAAATGGAGACGATTCAAAAATAAGTGTGAATAAACTATTTGAAGATTACATATACGCATATATAAAATATGCGTTATTAAATAATAAATTTGGTGTTCAAGAGTACATAATAAACAGAGCACGAAAAGATAAATCAGCGTTATTAAGAAATGCAAAAATCCGATTAAGTGATATTCATCCTGGTAGGTTGTTAATGAACTTAAGAGGAGAGAATAAGTGGATTAAGTAATGGCAAAATCGCAAAGAAATTTTATTGCAGGCCGTATGAATAAAAGCCTTGATGAAAGGCTTATACCTAATGGCGAATATGAAGATGCTTTAAATGTAAGGCTTGGTTCTACTGAGGCATCCGAAATAGGTTCAGTAGAAAACACCAAAGGTAACTCTCAACTTAGCGCGCTATTCTTTTTAGATAAACAAGCGTTAAGTCCTAAAGCTAGATGTATCGGGGCTTTTCAAGATAGTGCAAATGAAACCATATATTGGTTTGTGCATGATCCAAATTTTACTTTGGCCGATACAGGTAAATGTGATATGATTGTATCTTTTGATACTAAAACAGCGCAAGTAACATATCATGTAGTTAGTACGGATGACGGCAGCGGTATAAATACAACTCTTAATTTTAATCCACAGAATCTAATAACAGGTATAAATATTATTGGTGAATTACTTTTTTTTACTGACAACTTAAATGCACCTAGATTTATAAACGTTAATCGTTCTTACAAAGAGCCATTGCTAGATGGTAATCCTCCAGGGCCTATTGCAGCTTTGTGGAAATTTAAGGCTGAATCATTATTAGTGGCAGGCACAGAGTTTATAGGATTTCATCGAGGTACGTTGTTGGGTTGTCCAAATCCATTGTCAGGTTTTGGTCAAGGTGTAAGCCCAAGTTTAAATCAAATACCTTTACCTGGTGTAGATTGTTATACAGATAATTTGGGGTTGCCTATTACAAAAGGTTATGGTATACAAGGTTCCAACTTTGCTCAAGGCTTAGCACTCACTCAATTTTCAACTAACACAAATTCGGGAACATCTACAATTAATTTAATAAATGCTGACACTATTTCAAATCCAGGCGCATCCGCCATAGCTGGATCAATAAAAGGTGATGATGGTTCTACAGGAACTTTTACGGCAAACTACACGCCTTCAATTTTTTCATATACAGATGGGAACGGTGATACACAAAATCCTGAATCGGGGGGCACTGTAATAATAAACGGATTAACTTTAACGGATCAAGTAACTTATACATTAACTAGTTAACATGGCTGCATATATAGATCAATTTACCGCAGAATCTTTACTGGTTATAAAAAAGCCTCCGATAGAAGCGCCTACTATTGTACCATTTAAAAATAATGGCGACAATACTTATTTACAAGACAGGTTCATTTGTTTTGCGTATCGTTATCAATATGCAGACGGAGAGTATTCGGCAACTTCACAGTTTAGTGACCCTGCATTTATTGCTGGTAATTTTCAATTTGACATAAGCACATTTTTAAATGAGGGAATGCTCAATGTAATGAATGCGGTTACTTTATCTTATAATACAGGAGGTCCATTAGTCAAAGACGTTGAGATATTATTTAAAGAAATGGACAACCCTGTAATTAGGGTTGTAGAAAAACTAAATAAATTAGATTTAGGATTAGCTGACAATGATATAGCTACATTTGTTTTTGACAATCAAAAAATATTTACTGTATTACCTGAGACTGAGATTCTTAGGTTGTACGATAACGTTCCTCTAAAAGCTCAAGCTCAAACAATAATGGGTAACCGTTTGTTTTACGGTAACTATGTTGAGTCATATAATTTAGTTGATAAATTCAACGATGCAGTTCAATTTAATTATAGCACTACTTTGGAAACAAGTGAGGTGGGTGCTGAAACACTACCATTTTCTCAAGCAGATGCACAGTACGTAATTGATGGATGGATTAATAAACCAAATGCAAGATTTAATTTTGATTTAGAAGGAACTAAGCTAGTAAAAGGAGCCTCTATAGAGTTTGATATATCTATTTTGCACAATTCATTTAGCGGTAACACTCCTTTTCCGACAGATACTACCACTGATAAAAATCTTAATTTCACATACATACTACAGCAAGACTTTAGCTCAGTATTTAATTTAGCCACAGATCCTGATTTTGTAGCAAAGATTGGTAGTGCAACAACTATTTCAACAGTAGCAAACTCTTGTACAGGCTCTACCTTTACAGACGTTTTTAATTGTGAAATACCAAATCAACTAGATGCGTATTATAAAAAAGCAAGTGGTATAAGTGCTGTAGATCAGCCTATTCAAATATATACTAGCGCGAACAGTACAGAGATAGGCTTACAGTTTCCTGCAATGCAGTTTGTAGATAATATAGGTGTTCCAACTCAAACATTTTATGAATACTATGAGGTAACAGCTGGTACCGTTTCTTATAGAGAGACTACAAACAACTATAGTTTACATAGTAATCGTGGATATCAGATTGGTATTGTTTATATGGACGAGTTTGGCAGATCGTCTACTGCACAAATTAGTCAGTTTGATACGGTTAGCGTACCATGCTCCAACTCAAATCTTATAAATAAAATACAAGTAACCATTCCTGGCGGTGGAATTATACCCGCACAAATAGCTCCATATTGGGCAGAGAGATACAAGTTTGTAATAAAAGCTGACAGAGATAATTACGAAACCATCTACACAAACATATTCTATGAGGAGCCCGATGGTAATGCAGTATACTTTTTATTAGAAGGGGAAAATGCACAGAAGGTAAACGCAGGTGATAGGCTTATTGTAAAACGTGACAATGATGGATCATTATCAACTTGTGTATTTACAACTGTTTTAGAAAAAGAAGTTAAAGAAAAAAACTTTTTAACTATTAAGGATCCTTTAGTGGCCAACGCAACTATAGAGATTCCTTCTGGGCCATACATGAAGTTAAACCCTAATAACTTTTCGGCTACCACTAATGAGGATCCTGGTGGAAACTTTGTTTCATTTCCAGCAAAAGTTTGGACTGCAAAACAAGCCAACTATTATCCTGTTGTAAGTTTCCCTGTTACAGTATCAAATGGAGGATTGACATCACCTTTAACGGACGAGGTTTACACTATCCCCGCAGGTAGTCGCATAAAAATTACATACAGTAATACTCGAAGAGGACGAAGCACAGCGTGTGAAGAAAGATCATATAAATTATTATTAAATCTTACAGCAACTAGAGAATTCTCAGATTTTGAAGATTTTTTTATAAATGATAATGTAGCATCTTTACTTAATAATGGTGAGTCATGTAACGGATGGCCAAGAGGAACTTGTAGTTTTCCTGATACAACCAACAGTTTTAATAGCACCGCATACACTACATCAAACGTAAACGATGTTCCTCCGTTTGTTGTAAATGTAGGTAATTCAATTATTGATGCAGCGGAGACAGTAAACTATTGGAGGTTTTATAAAAATACGGCTACTGGAAAACAATATTTAATGGCAACAGGAACAAGCGCTTGTGGATCTGCCGATAATGCCACGTCTCGTGTAAGTTTACAAATTGAAGTTATACGAGCAAGTTCCACTTGCGTATTTGAAACAATACCAACAGATGCTTCTCCAGATATATGGTATGAAAACGATTTGTCTTTTGATATAGATTCACTAGGGCAACACACAGGTAATGTTCAGAACCAAGTTGTTAACTTTCAAAACGCTGCAAACGTAACACCGCAAGATGCAATAATTGATACAGGCTTTTATAACTGTATAGCATTCGGCGATGGTATTGAAAGCTTTAAGATAAGAGATTCTATTGTAGGCAAGCCTATGAATTTTGGTAATAGAGTGTTTACAACATCGGCTCAGATTTATAAAAGAGCCCACAGATTTGCAGACCTTACGTATAGCGGTGTTTTTAACGATGAGTCGAACGTAAATAAATTAAATGAGTTCAACCTAGGCTTAGCTAATTTTAAGCCATTAGAAGACATCTATGGCCCTATACAGAAGCTTCATGCCAGAAGAACGGACATACTTACATTTCAAGAAGATAAAATATCATACGTATTACAGGGCAAAGATATACTAACTGACGCAGGAGGAGGAGGTACTTTGACTTCTGTTCCTACAGTTTTGGGTCAGCAGATAGCAAGAGACGAAGAGTTCGGCATCAGTAATAACCCTGAAAGTTTTGCGGTATATGGAAACGACAAGTTTTTTACTGATGCAAAAAGAGGTGCAGTATTACAATTAAAAGGTGGTGAAGTTGGTCCTGAAGTCTTAGCGGTTATATCAGAAGTGGGAATGCGAGGATGGTTTAGAGATTTCTTTATTGATACCATAGGCAATCAAAAACTTGGTGGATATGACCCATACATGAATGAGTATGTATTAGCAAGCAACGGTGAAAATATTGCTGGCTTTACAAACTGTTTACCTTGTGGTGTCACAGAAAACGTTGTAGTAAATCCTGCGGCGGAAACTATTTATTGTGTTAATGTAACAGAAAACGTAGGCAACGTAGCTATTAATTATGTTATTCCGAACTCTTATGAAGATGATATATTTTCTGAATCAGGCACAGGAAACGAACAGTTAGTTACAGAACAAGGTATCGACATAGGAACTGAAGGCACTACGACTGGTGTGGGCTACACAATAAAAGCTATTTATAACAATGTGGAACACACAACAGGATTAGTATATGTTAGCGGAACATTAACAATAAATAAAAATAGTGTCGAAGCAACTCAAGTTACTTTAATTGTTACTACTAATTCGTTGGTCTCTGACACCATACAAATAACAACTGAGTGCCCAATACAAAATATTTTGACTATATACAATATAGCTTTAACAAGCGCAAGTGATGCAGGCTTATCAATACACAATCAATACTCGTGGACTGACAATATATTTAGTTCACCGCTCCACTCTAGCTTAGTAACTTTTGCTAGCTCTACAAACAACCCAATTGTATCACAATACGAAAGTGTCTCTGGAGTTATAGGAACTGGTGTAATACCAAACCAAGGTGCGTTAGTTAACATGATAAGCAACAAAATACTCAGTGATAACTTTAACTTTAACACCTCACTAAATAAGTTTAGATATTTAAGAACAAACACTTTATATCCAAACGACACTTCTTCTATTAATTTATTATTAGGCGCATCAGACGAAGCAACACCAATAGTTACTTCAGGAAATAAATTCTCTGCGGAATTCGCTATGCCAAACAATGTAGGGGATATACTTTATATGATTTGGGATTACAGACAACCAACAGAAATATTCTTAAACCAAGGAGTATCTGCATACGATGCATGTTGTAATGGTCAACCTCTTGGTCCAACAATAAATTGTAACACGGTACAAGGCGGCGGTTATGCTTATCCAGATATAAGAAATGTAGATCTCGGAACAGGTACGGGAACAGTAGAACTGTCTTATGCTGCATTAGGAGAGCCTGATAAATTTATTGTAGAGTTTGATGGTGTTGAGGTTATTAATACAGGTTATAGAGGCAATTCGTCACAACAAGGAGATTTAAATGCGGCTCTTGCAAACTTAGGACAGCCAGCAGAAACAATTCAAGGCGTAGGCACGGGCACAGCATCGTTTACAAAATCTACCGCTACAACAACGGCAACAGTAAAAGTTTTTGCACCAATTTCTAATAGCACATGGCAGTATACTTTAGGGTGCCCTGGTGGAGTAGCCACTCCTACGCCAACACCTACTGTGACTCCTACGCCAACACCTACTGTGACTCCATACGTACCTACGCCAACTCCGACTGCTACACCTACTCCGACACCTACCGTAACGCCTTTAGCCAACACGTTACCGTTTTATCCTAGCAATACTGGAGGCGGAACAAATCCATCTTCAGGGTATTCAACAGCTTCAGGCGCTTGCAACGGACAAGTCGCTTCAAATTTCCAAACTGCATATTTTACGCAAAACGTAACATCTTGGCAAGACGTGGTAAATAACAATTTAATTATTTATACTACTCCTACTTTTAACGTTCCTTACAATGGGTTTGACACGTATTTTAAAACCGCATATCCACCAAATACAGGACAAACATTTTTGTTGGGTGGTGATCCTAGCGGTAATTACGGACAAGTGTCTAATTTATCAACATGTTCACCGCCGCCTACACCTACAGCTAATCCATCTCCAGTAGCTTGGTATTTAAATGGCGGTGAGCAAAATGGATTTACTAACAAATCAGATTCGTGTAATTATAATGTAGCTAGCGGAGCGTTTATGTACTTGTTCTACAGCCCAGGTGGAGGCTCGCCAGTTAATATACAGAGCACGGCAGATTTAGATTTTGCTTATTCTAATAACTATGCGGTTATTGCATATACTGATGCGTTACAACAAAACACCTTTAATGGCAGCGATGCAGGAACAGGACTACCTATGTATTATGGATCAGCATTACAAACGTCTGGTGCACCAGGATTAAAATTTTATATAGGTGCAAATGGAATCGTTAACTTTATCGGATCTAGTTATTACGAGACATGCTTGCAAGAATTTACAATGACGGCGTATAATTATTTTTGGACGACATCATCTAATGCATGCACAAATGGAAGCTCCTCACCAACACAAACATTTTATCATACAGGTAACACAAGTTGTTTATCTTTGAATGATATTGTTTATGTTGATACGGCTAAAAAACAAAAACTTAGCGATGTTGCGCCAATTTCAGGAGGAACAGGATCAGGGCTTTATTGGTATCAGCCTTCTCCTTGCGGCTCAGGAAATGGACAATCTGCTAGAATAAATATAAATTCAACGGTAAATAATCTATCTAATTGTTAATAAGTAATGGCTACACTAGGAACATTCTACTTTGACTCTAACAGCTTTGCGACAGCAACTGCATTATTTACAGACTCTGCATTAACGCAATGTGCCCCTGATGGCTTTTATTCTGATAGTATTATTTCAAGAGAACAAGTAAATTGCTTATTACAAGTAGAGGAAAATTGTAATTGCGCTGGACCAACACCTACACCTACGTCAACTCCAACTCCAACTCCAACCGTTACACCTACACCAACTCATACACCTGCACCAACAAGCGCAGTCACCCCAACAGCAGTGCCGTCACAACCTACACCTACACCTACTCCAACACCGTCTCCAACAACTCCGCCACCACCTATTGTGGCTGGTAAATACTATCAACTCGATCCATGCCCTGGAAGTAGTGTAAGTGAATCATGTTACATATTTAGCAAAACTGCATTAGGTGGAGGAGCTCGCTATTTAAATCCAAATACTCAAGATTATTATACTTATAATAGCTCAACGACAGCTAAAAACAATGTCAGCTCTTCACTTGTGTGTACTGCTACTATGGAATTAGTGCCAAACATTGCAGGGTGTCCATCTCAACCAATTCAACCAGTTACAAATTATTATGTTGTAAGAAATTGTAATAC